GGCACACGCTCAAGGAACTCCGCGAACGTGACGCGGAGCGGGCCGACAGCGTCAAAAGGGCGCACCAGAGGATCGACGCCATGATGGAGCGCAAGTGACGGGGTACTGGGACATCGTGATCGTCCTCGTCATCGCCGGGGCCATGCTCTCGATCCTCGACTGGCGTATCAACCGGGCGTTCATCCAGCACGAGAAGCGCGAAGCCCAGATGGTCGCGGAGGTGTCGCTCTCCTCTGATGCCGCCCTTGCCCTGGTGCGTGAGGGCCAGCGGCACATCCGCGAGATCGAAAAGGTTTCGACGCTCCACGGGATCGCCGTCCAGAACCTCTCCGACGAGGTGCGGATGCACGACAAGCGCCTGGGAGCGGTCGAGGAACGGATCATGCGGGCGGCCCTGACCGTCCCGCACCAACACCGCAGGGAGAACGACCCGTGACGCTCCCCGACCGCTCGATGCTGAAGCTCGCAGGCGTTCACCCAGACCTCGTCATGGTCATCGTCCGCGCCTCCGAGATGACCTCGCAACCCTTCATCGTCACCGAAGGGCTGCGCACGAAGGAGCGCCAGATCGAACTCGTGCGCGAGGGCAAGAGCAGGACGCTCAACTCTCGCCACCTTCATGGCTTGGCCGTCGATGTCGGGATCTGCCTCCCGGACGGCGGCATCACCTGGGCGTTCAACGAGTACAAGTTCCTGGCCTCGACGGTGAAGGCCGCGGCCGTGGAGTTGGCGATCCCGATCCTCTGGGGCGGGGAAGCGTTCGGCCCCGGCTTCCGGGACGGCGTCCACTGGGAACTGGACCGTCGGTTTTATCCAGATCCAGTTCCCGACATCACGCAGCGCGATCCGACGACGGAGGCATGAGGTGCTTCCAGTTCCTACCGTTCACGATCATGTTGATCATCGAGTGGCCGACCCCGAACTCGGTGGCGAGCATCTTTCCGTTCCCGCGTCGGTATCGGCGGCGGATCTCAAAGACCTGCTCATTCGTCAGCTTCGCCATGGGATGCCTAGTGCCCTGGGTGGAGCGGTTCTTCGTCGCCATGTCGGCCAGGTTCTCGGCGCGGGTCGCGGCGAAGAGATGGGCGGGGTTCACGCAGAGCGGAATGTCGCAGGTGTGAGCGATGTCCATCCCCTTCGGTGCAGGCACGCCGTTCGCCAGCGACCACGAGAAACGGTGAGCGTAGATAGACGCTCCCTCTCTTCCGCCCTCGCTGAGCATCCCGTACTTCCCGTTCGTCCATCCGGTCCAGAGCCAGCATTCGCCGGGGTCGCCCTGCGTGAACCGCTGCCGAAAACGCACAGCCATCGGGATTCGCTTCGGTGCCATGGGGGCATTGTAGGTCCATCGTCTGACAAGTCGGAGGCGGAATGAGGCTCCCCGTCTTCACCGACCCTGTGACGGACCAGCCGTCGTTCAGCATCACCGTCGCGGCGATCACCTTCGCCGTCGTCATGGTCCGCTGGGTCATCGGCGGGCTGACGATCTGGACGCACCGCTTCGAGCCGGTGAGCGACGCGACGATCACCACCTGGCTCACGCCGACCTTGATCTTCTACCTGGCGCGCAAGGTGACGGGCGTCATGGAGGGCGTGTCCATGGCCCGCATCGAGAGCCCGGCCCCGGGACCAACGTCCACGTCGTCCGTCGCGATCAACGTCCCCGTTGCAGGAGGCTGACATGAAGCCGATCGTCTTCTGGCCTGCTGTCTCGGTGGCGTTCGTCCTGGGGCTCGGACTCGTCGCGCTCGGCCTGGTGGCCGCGGCCGACCCCGAGGGGCGCGGGGGCGCCATCTTCTTCGCTGCCGGGTCGGGCGGGCTCCTCCTGGTCATCGTCTCCCTGGTGGCGATCCTCGTTCGGGTGACGGTCGCCCTCGCGAGGAGGCGAACATGACCGGGCTCATCGTGCTGCTGCTCTGCCTCGCCGCCGGGGCCTGGGTCGTCCGTGGCTGGTACATCGAAGTGAGGCGCAAATGAACGTCACCGAGAAGAGGAAGCAGTCGCTCTACTTCACCGAGGCGATGCTCCTCGAGATCCAGGCCGAAGCGAACCGCCTCGACCGTTCTATGTCCTGGGTCGTCCAGTACGCGTGGAAGCATGGCGTGTTCGCGCTGCGGAAGATCCCGGCGATGGACGAGGTGAGCGGATGAACCCAGTCTCCTGGCTACGGGAGCACCCGCGAGTGGCGGTGGGAGGGGCGGTGGCGGTTGCTCTCGTGGCCGGGGTCGGGATCGGGCGGTTCACCCTGCCGACAAAGGTCGAGGAACGCGAGGTCGTCAGGACCGTCGAGGTCGTGAAGTGGCGGGACCGCGAGGTCATCACGAAGGGGCCGGTCAAGGTCGTCACCAAGACCGTGACCACCCCCGGCCCCGCGGGTCCGACCGTCACCGTGGACCGCGAGGTCTTCCGGGACAAGGTGGTCACGGTCCACGTCCAGGGCAAGGATACCGTCACCGAGAAGGACCGCCTGGTCGAGAAGGTGGTGGAGCGGGACGCCCCCCGGGTCGCCGTCTTCGGGACCGTGGGCCTCCCGTTCTCGGCCGGCGGCATCCAGCCCCTCCAGTTCGGGGCGGCGGCGACCGCCAGGGTCCTCGGGCCGATCTCCGTCATCGTCGCAGGGTCCGGGGGAGCGTCAGGCGGGGTGGCTACCGGGGGCCTGGGACTGTCCTGGTAGGCCCGTCCCGCCCCTCGGACGGCCCGGGTGTGGGGCAGGAGAGGGTCCGGCGTCGGCGGGCCTTAAACGGGCTTCTTGTGAGCCACCGTGGAACCGTTGAACGGTACCGACCCGGACGGGGCGCACCGTGACCCTGACGGTCCCGTGATGAGCCCCGGAGCGACGTGGACGCTCAACACCGGGTCGCGTTCGGCCGTCCCCGATGACACTTGGATATCGCCTTGATCTGGATCCGAGGTCAAGAAGTATAGGCAAAATGTGTGCATAGGCGTGGGCTATCGATTCACCCAGGGTCGATAGCTTGCGCCTATCGCTCGCCTTGTCCAATGGACATAAGCCTTTGCTGCGGGCTTCCCCCTATTGCCTACCGCTCCGGTCCTCTTTAGGGTGTGGGTCTATGACCTACTCCGTCCGCGTCGAGGCCCGTGGCGTCCCCGTCGTCGTGAAGGTGGACGCGGGGGACGAGCGGACGGCCCACGACATCGCCCATTGGCTCGTTGCTCATCAAGCGCACCTCCAGGCGCACGGGGTCGTCGCGAAGCCGAAGGAGCGGTGATGCTCATCACGCTCCTGGTGGCCGTCGTCGTCGCCGCCATCGTCTACTGGATCATCACGCTCATCCCCCTGCCGCAGCCCTTCAAGAACATCATCCTGGCGATCCTTGGGCTGATCCTCGTGCTGTGGATTCTCCAGACGACCGGGGTGTTCGGTGGCGACCCCTGGATCGGTGGGCCTCGCCTCCGCTGACCGGGGGCATGACCGAAGCTCCAAGCCGCAGTAGAAACAGGACCGTCGCCCGTCCTCGTGGCAGAGCCACGCACGGTGGGGGCAGATCACGTCCCGCTCCCGCCGCAGGAGGGGCACTTGAGGAGAATGTCGTGCCCAGGGATGAAGCGCCCATCCATCCCCGCCCCCCCGCACTCCCCGCACTTCGGCGAGAGGGGGGGCGGGGGCTGGCTACTCGGCGCGGGGAGGCCAGCTCCAATGACCGGGGCGGGGCAACTCGGAGTAGGGGCACCGCTCGTGGAAGAACAGGCCGGTTGGGTTGACGGCGCAGAGGCCAACGGTCCCGTCGTCGCTGACGACCTGGGTGATGATGGCGGCGCGGGGGAGCGGCTTGAACTCGCCTCCGGGGGTTCCGTAGGAGTGGTAGTGGACGATGCGACCGACGCTGGGCTTCGACATGGTGTCTCCTGTGCTGCGGTTGGTACTGCGTTGAAAGACCCCTCTCGCGGCCCGCTCGGCACCGGAACGGGATGCGCAAGAGCGCGCATCGCGTCGATGATCCCCAACCGCGTCCCGGTAGGGAAGTCCAGCAGCAGTTGCACGCACATCGCGACACCTTCGCGGATGCCTACCTCGCGCCCCTCGGCGTGCGCCTGGGTGCGAACAGCGGCCATCCTGCGCTTGAACACGGACTCGGGGTCGCCGTAGGGCTGCATGTCGCCCTGCGGAGCGGTGGGGGCGGGGGAGAGGGCGTCATTGGCCTGTCGGATTCTGATGCTCAGGTGCGGGAGCTTCCGCCCCTCGTCCTCCTCGGCCCAGACAAGCCGCTCCGCTTCTTCGATGAGGTTCCGCAGGGACTTCTCGATCCTCTCTGCTCGGCTCACTTGTCCCCCTCCCCCGGCTCGCGGGCCAGGGCGTCGCGGTTCTTGGCTCGACTCTCGGGGCGCTTCGGCTTCCACTTGTCGTAGTGGGCGCGCTGGCACTCACGGCACGCCCTCCAGCCCTGCGGCCTCACCAAGAGGTTCGCACCGGACAGCGGATGACCACGCACGCAATGCGTCTTGCGGCTTCCGGTGTGTCGGCCCTTCTTCACCATGATCCGAATCGGTCCTTGCCCCTTGGATCTCCGATATCGAGTGTCGGAACATCGGTGACATTCTCCGTTCCGACGCATCCCTGAATGGGCAACACCGCCGCATGTAACGCAAACGGTTGGCCCCTTCCTCGCCCACGGCCTTGGCCCGGTTTTCCCGCGGTACTTCTCCGGGTGCCGCTGAGAGTTGAGACGCCCCTTCTTCGCCGCGTCTTGCAGGTTGTCCTTGGCGGTGCCGACAAACAAATGCTCCGGGTTCACGCAGTTCGGATTGTCGCAGCGATGGCAAACGTACAGGCCATCGGGGACGGGGCCGCGAGACATCGCCCATGAAGCTCGGTGCGCGAATCCGTACTTCCCGCTCCACCATGCGCGACCGTAGCCCTTCTTGTCCTTGCATCCCGTCCACAGCCAGCACCCCGTCACCGGATCTGGATTGGTTCGGGAAAGAAACCGTTCGGTCGGAGTCATCCGAGCATCTCCTTTTCGGCGGCGACCTTTTCCCGGCAGGGCTTGCAATAACCGCGATGCGAGTTGTTCCTCCGCTTCGACGGCCAGTCCCATGTGCGCGTGACGCCCCCGCAGACGACGCACGCCGCGGTCCTCCACCCGAGCCGCACGCAAGCGGGGCACACCCTGGTTCCGGGGAGCGGCTTGCGCCAGGCGATACCGCCGGACGGCAGGTTGATCTTCACCGGCACCAGCGGTTCGGCGCAGACGTGACAGCACGTCGCGAGGTCGAACTCTCCCGGGTCGGGCAACCGCCACGCCCCGGACTCCATCTGCTCCTCGGCCAGGTAGACCGCTCGCGTCTCGGCGTCGAGCATCATACGCCGCACATCCCTTCGCACTCAGCGCCGAACAGGTTTAGCTGACGGGTGTCGGTCTTGGATGCGGCGGCGAAGTCGGCGTCGCGTATGGAGACGAGCCCATCCCAGAGATAGGGAGTCCCCCGGATCACGGCGTCGTGCTCGCGATATGCGGTTTGCAGATCCTCCTCAAACCTAACGGCCCTGGCGAAGTCGGCTGGCTCCTCGGTCTTCAGCCGCAGCCACTCGTCGGCGCTGTGATACGGGCAGAACACGCACGCCGACCGCGGAGGCTTCGGGTATCCGTTCCGCTCCATCCATGCGAGGCACGCCGCCCGAGACATCCGCGCCTCGATGAGCGGGTATCGGTTCTCCATGTACGGGAACATCGAATCCTTCATCCGATGCGCCTCGTCGGTGCTGATGCCGAGCCACATCATCGCCGCTGCCTTCTTCGGGAGCCGATGCCCCTTCTTCACGAGTCGCTTCACCTCGCGGAAGATGGGGGTCAGCTTGTAGTCGCGGGTACACTTGCGGATGGTTGGCCCTCGCGAGCCATCTTCCGCCTTCACCCAGAACGGCACCGAATTGCTGACGTAGTTCTTGCCGGACACCTTACTGATGCGGCGGCGCAGAGAGTCGGCCTCAAGGTTCCCCTGGGTGACGCGCACGACCGGGAAATGGGGGGCCAATTCCTTTTCGAGCCAAGCGAGATAGCGGTAGACGCTTTCGGGCTCGGCCTGAACGTCGGCGAAGATGGCGAGGCTCGGCATCGGAGTGATCTCGCCCTTCGCGGCCATGAGCGCCATCGTGGACGACTGCACCCCCGCGCCCAGGCTGATGACGTGGATCGGGTCCGTCACGACGCGACCTCCTCGGTGTCGAACTCGATCGATTTGATGGCGTCGAGCAGCGTCGTCACTTCCAGGCGCATCGCCTTCGCGATGGCGAGCGCCGGCTTGCCGTCCTGGACCGCGCGCTTCCTCGCGTCCCGGGCTCGCTCAACTCTTTGGAGCCAGACCATCTGGGAGCGGGTCATCTACTTCCCGCCCTTCAGCACGTCGCGGCGAGCCCGGTACGCGTCCATGACCTCGGCGTCGAGCGGAGGCGGCAGCTTCTTCACGTCGCCCAGCGTCAGCACGAGCTGGGACAGCGAGGTGCAGGCGGCGATGCGGTCCCGGAGCGCCTGGTCTACGGCGCGCTCGTCGTCGTCGGGGTCGGGCACGACCTCGGGTGGCGGCGCGTCCATCGCGGGCGGGTCGATGCCGGGGGAGAGCACCTCGACGGGGGGCGGGGCCGGGGGAAGCGCCTCGACGCGGGGGGCGGGAGCGGACTGGACGTGGGCTTGCCGGGCCGGAAGGGCCTCGCGCTCCTCGGGCATCTCCTCCGCGATGTAGAGCCCCGCGCTGTCCTCGGGGAACGCCTTGCGGATGGCGAGCGCCTCGGCGCACTTCGCCAGCATGAGGCGTGGCATCCGCGCCCAGAAGGAGGTGATGCTCCCGTCCTTCTTCTTCTGGATGAACTCCGACTCGTAGGCCACGCCGACCGCGGCACGCGTCGGGCTCCAGTCCTTGCGGTAGACCCGGACCTTGCAGAACTTCCCGGCGTCGTCGGATCCGTACTCGGGCTCGTCCTGGCCGTCGTACTTGCCCGTCCGCTCGGCGATGGAGCGCAGCCCGTCGATGCTCGTCTGGATGGCCCAGACATCCTCCCGCTTCTGCATGTCCCACCGCTTGACGAAGTAGACCTGGCGGGAGAACGGGTCGAGCCGACGGCGCTTCACGATCTCGAGGAGGACCGCCGCCTCCGACTTGGACGCCCCGCCCATGAACTGGGTGAGGATCATCCGCTCCTGCTCGGCGGTGAAGAAGGGCTGGATGGTGTCGGACTGGATGGTCTGGATGGCGGTGGTCACGGGGTCCTCGGGGGAAGGGTGGGAAGCGGGGACGGCTCGACGGTCATCTCGTCCTTCTCGGACTCGAAACTGGTCCCGGGCAAAAGGACCCCGTCCTTCTCGAAGCGGGCCTGGATGGCCTTGATCTCGGGCTCGTACTTCACGCGCACGAGCGCGGGGTCGCCGTCCTTGGTGAGGAAGTCCATGAGGGCGGCGCGGTCCTCGATGACCAGGCGGGCCGACTTCTTCCGCCACGCGACTTTTCCGGCCAGGAACTCGCGGCTGCGCTTCTTCCCCAGGAGGAGCACATCCTTGTCGCGGGCCGCTGCCTCGGCGATGCGCCCCAGGAAGAAGGTGATGCGGGGCTCCTCGCGCGCCACCAGCTCGGCCAGTCGGGCGTCGATGGCGGCGTGGGCCTGGCGGGCCGCTTCCTGCCACGAGGCGACCGCGGCCTGCGACTCGCCAGCGCAGCGGAAGGCGAACTCGTAGCCGGAGAGGTCGAGCGGCTTGATGCCCCACGCGCCCTCTCGGGCGAGCGCGTCGGGGTCCACGGGTTCCTGGGTTGCGAGAGCGGCTTCGATGATTGGGAGGGTCATAGGGACACCAGGACGGCGATGACGGTGAAGACGAAGGGAGTCGCCCAGAGGATGTAGATCACCTCGTCGCGCTCGAGCTTCACGGGGACCTCGTGATGACGGCGCCGAGGATGGCCGCGCCCTGGATGGGGTTGAGCGGCTTGATGATCCCGTCCTCCCAGACCTTGTGGCAGACCCGGAAACAGGCCGGACAGGCGGGGAAGCCGTCGAACTCCTTGGTCGCGGGCTCGCCGCAGCCGTAGCACTTGCCCTTGTTCATCGCGTCTCCTTCATCTCTTCGTAGGCCCGATCATCGACTGCGCCCTGGATGCACTCGGGGCAGGGGTCGTCTTCGCACTCGGCGTGGGGATTCGGCTTGTCGTCGCCGCGCATCTCGTCGTCGTGCTGCCGCTGCTCGCTGGGGGTTGCTCGGCGTCGGAGTTCGGGGTCCATGGCTACTTCCCCATCCGGCTGGCGATCCCGGCGTTGGCCTTCTTCATCAGGTCGATGCGGATGCGGAGGGCGTCGAACAGGCCGAAGTCGTTGGCGACGAGGGCCGGGAACATCTCGAGGGAGTGGTTCGACAGGCCATCGAACGCCGCCTCGCCCTTCGCCGTGAGCAGGCAGCGGGCGTGGGCGTAGGAGCGGACGGCGTACTTGACGAGCTGGTTCGTCGTCGCGCTCTGGCGGCAGAACCGGCACTCGCGGTAGTCGGGGATGTAAGGGCTGGTCGTCATGTGCTGCCTCCTGGGAAAGGGTATACGCCGGGTCGGACAGCGGTGTCTAGAGAAACAACTAGTCCCAGATGGGTCTAGCGAGTATCCCCCCTCGTCTCATGCCTTTACAGGCAACGCGCCATGTGGTAGGGGTTGAGCATGGCCCCGAAGAACGTCCTCGGATCGAACCTCAAGACGATCCGCCTGAAGAAGAAGATGAAGCAGCGCGTCGTCGCCTACATCGCCGACGTCCAGCCCGCGAACCTGTCCCGCTATGAGAACGGGAAGAAGACGCCGAACCTGGCGACGCTGGCCCGGCTCTCGAAGGCGCTCGGCACCACGCCGTCGAAGCTCCTCGCAGGGTAGCAGGGGCAAGGACATGAGCCACCAACCGTCCCTGTTCTCCTTCGACTCGACCGGCGCCGCGGTCGCGCCTCAAGCCCCGGAGCAGACCAGGGAGCTCGCCCGGGTGACCGGCCGCATCGCGGAGTCGGTCCTGCTCTTCCTGCGGCGCCGCCAGGGGCAGACGTTCCGAGCGGCCGACCTCGCAGCCTTCGTGATGGCCGACTGCGGGGGAGCGCCAGCCAGCGCGGACCGGGTGATGAGGCAACTCCGAGCGCAGGGCTACATCGACGTCCAGGTCGTGGATCGTGCAGGCAGTCTGTACCGGGTGGCGGCGGCGGGGCAGGGCGATGCCGGTACCTGAGCGGGAGGGGGGGTTCATCGTCCTGCACCGCCGGCTCCTGTCCTCGGCCGTCTGGGGGCTCCCGGCGACCCAGCGCCAGGTCTGGGTCGAACTCCTGTTCGCGGCCAACTGGCGCGACACCGAGGCCTACGTCTCGGGCAAGTCCGTAACCGTCCCCCGTGGGTCCGCGCTCATCACCGGACGCACCCTGGCAGCTCGAGCCGGGGTGTCCCGGGGTGTCGTTGAGCGGGCGATGAGGGCCTTTCACGCCCTCGGCATGGTGACGTTCACCGACCTCGGTCCAGGGGCTCGTGGCGGGACAACCGTGCGCCTAGTCAACGTCTTGAATTACCGGAAGTACCAGGACGTGCCCGAGGACGAAGCGGGACAACCTCAAGACCAACCCCGGGACCAACCACGGGACAACCCCGGGGCCGATCAGAACAAGGGAACAAAGAAACAAGAGAACAAGAAAGAGACTACGCCGCCCGAGGCGGCGCTCCCCGAGGGGACAGACTGGTCGGGGCTCCTCGCTGCCATGTCCAAGGCCTGGGCCACGAAGTACGACGGCAAGAAACTCGTCCTCCTCGGTAAGGACTTCAAGCCCCTCCGCTCCCTGGTGTGCAGCCTGACCGATGTCGAGGTCTGGCGCCGCTGGGAGATCTACCTCGCCAACGACGACAAGTTCTACACCGGCCACCCCGTCGCCTTGTTCTGCTCACAGGTCAACCGCTTCGTCGTCGCCCCCGCGTCCGACCGCTTCCGCGAACCGTGGGAGGGCGCGTCACCCGTTAGCCCGCAGGACTGGGAGAAAATGCAATGACCACCCACCTCATCGCCAGCCTCTTCATCGTCTCGATCGGCTTCAGTCTCGGCTGGCTCGCCGCGCTCCTCGTCACCGCCAGGGACCACCACCAACTCCTCGAGGACATGACCTTCCTCGAGCAGCAATGGCAGTTGATCGACGAGGAGCGCCTCGAGCTCCACCGGGCATGGGCCGAGCACGCGCTCCAGGTCCGGGAGCAGAGGGTGGAACTCGCGCTCGGAAACCACAAGAGCCTCGCCGGGACACTTTCGTGACCGTCTTCGTGGACTACCGCGGCCCGGTCGTCAGCACCAACGCCGCCTACCGCCGCCGGGGCGGGCCTCGACTCGGCCTGTACCTCACCCCCGAGGGCGCTGCCTTCAAGCAGGGCCTCTCCCTGGCAGCCAAGCGCGCCATGCGCGACAGGATCCGATTCCAGGGGCCCGTCTCCGTCCTGGTGGACTTCTGGTTCAAGACCGCCTCCAACGACGTGGACGGGCCTCTCAAGCTCGTCCTGGACGCCCTCCAGGGGCACGTCTACGCCAACGACCGCCAGGTCGTCCACGTCAGCGCCGGCAAGCACAAGGCCGACGACCCGAAGTCGGTCGGGCTGTCCCTGACCGTCAAGGCCGTCGAGAACGAGGACACGCCATGAGCCGAATCTCCAACCGCGAACGCGACCGCATCCTTCTCCGCACCGCCGCCCGACTCGAGGGCGCCGAGGGGCTCGTCCGCGAGCTCTCACGCGTTTGGTGGGGGCGTCTCGTCTTGAAGTGGGCGCTGCGAAGGATCGGAACGGGGGCGTGACCAGGGAGGCGGCGATGGATGACCCGAAGCGTTGCTGTTACTGCGGTGAACCGGCGGCGACCTACAAGAAGTTCGACCTCGTCTTCACTCGCGCCTGGTGTCGCGAATGCCTAGACCGCATCCGCATTACCGGCGTCGTGGACTGGCACGAATACCCCACCGAGGACGAGGGCATGAACAGCGGCGTCCCGGGTCGCCTCGTCGTCGGTTGACCCGCCCCGCGACGCCTATACCCTGTAGGGCGTGCCGCTAAACGCCAAACAGCAACGCTTCGTTGCTGAATACCTGAAGGATTTGAACGCGACCCAGGCCGCGATCAGGTCCGGGTATTCGCGCAAGACCGCCGCGGCCATCGGGTCCGAGAACCTTTCAAAACCTGAGATCGCCGCCGCAATCTCGGAGAAAACGGAACGCATCGCGCAAAAGGCCGAGGTATCAGCGGCTTATGTGCTCTCCAGTTTGCTGAACATCGCCGAGCGATGCCAGCAAGCGGTTCCCGTCTACGAGCGAGTGAACGGCGAGACGCTGGCCACCGGGGAGTATGAGTTCGACTCCTCCGGCGCGAACAAGTCGCTCGAGCTCCTCGGCAAGCACCTGAAGCTCTGGACCGACAAGCAGGAGTTGTCCGGCACCGGCGGCAAGTCGATCTCCATCTCCATCGGTGGGATCGCGAAGTGAGTCAGGCCGACCTCGTCATCAACTACGATGCGCCGCCCACCCTCGGGCGCTTCCTCGGCTCCGACGCTCCCGTTCGCCTGGTCATCGGCCCCGTGGGCAGCGGCAAGTCGAGCGCCTGCGCGATGGAACTACTGCGCCGCGCCCTGGAGCAGCGCCCGGGACCTGACGGCAAGCGTCGCACCCGGTTCGCCGTCATCCGCAACTCCTATCGCGAGCTCGCCGACACCACGGTGAAGACCGTACAGCAATGGCTTCCCGACGACCTCGGCGTCTGGCGCATGGTGGACAACGCCTTCGACCTCTCGTTCAACGACATCGAGTGCGAGATCCTGTTCCGCGCCCTGGACCGTCCGGCCGACGCGAAGAAGTTGCTCTCGCTCGAGCTCACCGGGGCGTACATCAACGAGGCGAAGGAAATCCCTCGCGCCGTCTTCGACCTGCTCCAGACCCGCATCGGTCGCTACCCCGCGGTGAAGGACGGCGGATGCACATGGTCCGGCGTCTGGATGGACTCCAACCCGCCCGACACCGACGACTACCTCTACAAGATCTTCGAGGAGCAGCGGCCCGAGGGCTTCGAGCTCTACCGACAGCCGGGTGGGCGCAGTCCCGAAGCGGAGAACGTCTCCAACCTGCCAGCGGACTACTACGCCCGCATCGCTCGAGGGAAGAACCCGGACTGGGTGAAGGTCTACGTCGATGGTGAGTATGGCTTCGTCCAGGACGGCCGACCCATCTACCCGGAGTACAAGGACGCGCTCCACTTCGACGCGACCGTCCAGCCTATTCCGCGGTCGGACATCACGCTCGGCATGGACTTCGGGTTGACGCCAGCGGCGGTGCTCTGCCAGCGCGACGCGGACGGGCAACTCCAGGTCTTCGACGAACTCGTCTCCGAGGACATGGGCGCCGTCGCCTTCGCCCGGGAACTCGCGTCGAAGCTGAAGGGCGAATACTACGGCCGAGGCGTGACGGGATGGGGCGACCCTGCCGGTGAGCAGCGCGCCCAGACCGACGAGCGCACACCCTTCGACGTCGTCCTGGCCGCTGGGTTGCCCGTCTCTCCTGCCCCGACGAACGATTACACGCTGCGGCGCGAGGCCGTCGCCGGGATGCTCTTGAGGCTGACGATGACCGGGCGACCAGCTCTCGTCATCGGCCCGAAGTGCGCCAATCTCCGCAAGGCGATGGCCGGCGGCTACTGCTACAAGCGCCTTCAGATCTCCGGGGATGAACGCTTCCACGATAAACCCGACAAGGGGCGCTACTCCCACGTCGCCGAGGCTCTTCAGTACGCTGCCGTGGGTCTCGGCGAGGATCGACGCGCCGTCGATGGTTCGCGCTCGTCCATGTCGTTCACCGTTCGCAGGAGTCTTCGCACATGACCGTGAATACGATGGACCTGAAGCGGCGCCTGGAGATGCAGATCGCCAACCGCTCCACCCTCGACGCGACCTTCGATCAGGTGGACAAGTGGATTGGTCCTCACTCCGGCGGCGTGAATCCGAACACCGGACCCCAGGGCGAGTCCTCCGTCGACTGGCAGTCGAACACCGACGTCTGGGATTCGACTGGCTCGGCGGGAGCGGACAAACTCATCGCGTTCCTCGCGTCATCCATCACGAACCAGGCCGTGCGCTGGATGCGCCGCACCTGGCTCGACAAGAAGCTCCAGGAGGACACGCGAGCGAACGCATGGCTCGACGATTCCACCGACGTCATGTTCGCGGAGCTCGAGCGGTCTGACTTCTACTCGGAGATCGGCAAGTTCTACGGCGACTTCGTCCGCTACAACACCGCCTGCTTCGTCGCCGAAGCGAAGAAGGATGCCATCGAGCGCAACGAGTGGGAGGGGCTCGACTTCACCGCGCCGCCCATCCGGGAGTGCTACCACGAGCCGGACTTCGAGGGACGGGTCCTGCGCTACTGGCGCGTGCTCAACTGGACGGCGGGCCAGATCCTCTCGAAGTGGCCGGACGGCCCGGTGCCGGAGAAGGTCCGCACTCGCGCTGCCCAGCCGGAAGGCTCCACCGAACGCTTCAAGGTCGCCTACGCGATCTGGGTGCGCGAGGAGTACGTCGGCCAGGAGGAGAAGTATCCCTTGGCGCCCGACCTCCGGCCGGTGGGGTGCTGCTACTTCCTCGTCGAGACGGGCGAGATCATAGGCGAGGAGACGGGCCTCTATGAGATGCCCGTCTACATCGTGCCCTGGGCGTCGGCCGCGGGATCCGACTGGGGATACGGCCCCGGCATCCGATGCCTGCCCGACGTCCGCACGCTCAACGACTCGGTCCAGACCCAGCGGATGGCGGCGCGCAAGGCGGTTGACCCGCCGTTCACCGCCACCGAGCGCGGGCTCATGTCGAACGTGGACATGAAGTCGGGCGGGATGACGATGGTCCGGGAGCACGACGCGCTGAAGCCCTTCGAGAGCGGCTCGAAGTACGCGGTCGGCGAGCACGACATCACAGACCAGCGCGCCCAGGTCCGGGCTCACTTCTGGGTGGACGAGCTCACCCTGAAGATGTCTCCACAGATGACGGCGACCGAGGTGAACGCTCGCCTAGACGCGATGAACAAGCTCTTCGGGCCGACGCTCGCGAACCTGCAGTCGCTCGCGCTCGACCCGCTCGTGGAGCTCGTGGGCAGGATGCTCTACCGGGCGGGCAAGTTCGACAAGATGCCGCCCTCCGTGGCGCAATCGGTCAAGGAAGCGGGCGGCGAGTTCCGCATCCAGTACGAAGGGCCGCTCTCTCGGGCGCAGCGCATCGACGAGGTGGCGAGCATCGAGCGCCTTGGCTCTGCCGCCGCCGCGTTCAAGAAGATGGAGTTCAAGGACATCGACCTCGTCTTCGATGCCCAGCAAGCGTTGCGGGAGATCGCGAAGCGCCTCGGTACGCCGGCCGTCTGCCTGCGCTCTGTCGCTGACGTGAAGGCGGAGTCCGAGAAGCAGAAGAAGCTCCAGGCCGCGGCGATGGCTGCGGAGGTTGCTCGCGCACAGGGCGAGGCGGTGCAGCAACAGGCCGACGCCCAGGCGGCGGTTCAGTCTACTCCCGCAAGCCCGGTCCCAATGCTGACGCCGGAGGCCGGCGGGGGGTTGATGTGAACGACGCCCAGATCAAAGCGTTGGAGCAGAAGGCTCGCGCGTTCGCGTCGGTCCTCTCAACGCCAGCGGGCAAGGGTCTCATGGCCGCGCTCGAGCAGACCTTCGTCTGGGGCGACCTCCAGGCGAAGGACGATCGAGAGATGAACTTCCGCCTGGGACAGCGCGACGTCGTGATCTATCTGCGAGGGATGTTGAATCTTTCCAACGAAGGGAAAACGCCATGAAGAAGACACTCGTCGCGCTGCTCGCCGCCGTACCCCTTCTCGCCTTCGGTTCGGGCAAGGCCGCCACGCTGTCGAACGGCGTGCTGAACACGTTCTTCCGAACCACCGCATTGTCGGCCCCGGCGAACACCTACGTCGGCCTGCTCTCGACGTGCCCCACGACCGGGAGCGTCGGGACCGAGATCTCCGGGAACGGCTACACCCGGTCGAGCGCGCTCTCGAAGGCCGACGCGACGTGGACGTACACCGCGGCGACGTTCATCTCCGCATCGACGATCAAGAACACGGCTTCGATCGCGTTCCCCACCGCGACGACGAACCCGTGGACCGTGAACTGCTTCGGGGTCTGGGACGCGAGCACGGCAGGAAACCTGCTCTACTGGGGGCCGGTGACGGGAGCGCCCGTGACGATCAGCGTGGGAGCAACGGCTTCCTTCGCGGCCCTGTCGCTCACGATCACCGAGCAGTAGCCATGCGAGCCCCCATCGCGCTCGCCATGCTGGCGGCGTGCTCGTCGGCGTGGGCCGATGGGCCGCAGACGTTCAGGCCACGGTTCACCCCAGGTCCTGGGACCTACGCCGTTCCGCAGATGGTGCGGGTCTGGTCCCCGACCGCGGGATCCGACATCTACTGCACGACGGACGGAAGCACGCCGACCATCTTCTCGACGAGGTACACGGCTCCGCTCTCGGTGGTAACGACCGCCACGATCCGCTGCGTCGCCAAGGCCTGGCGCCGGCCCGTGTCGGACATCGGAGCGGCGAGTTACCTCATCCAGGCGACGCCATCTCCGATCTACTTGGTGGGCAACGCGACAGCGGTGGGGCGCGGCGCAATGGGGACGGCGACGCTCCAGGTGATCGGTCAGGCACTCCTCGCTGCGTCGGCCGGTGGGTCGTCTTCGGCTGGCGCCGTGTCGCTCGAGATCGCCGGGGCAGCGGATGTGCTCGTCGGAACCGCGGCAGGGCAGGGGTCGGGGATCGCGTCGATGACGGTGGCGGGACAGCCGTACCTCGTGGACATCGGGACGAACTTGAACGCGGTGGTGGACTACGACCCGGAGCGGCTGAACGCTGACCTCGTCTGGGGAGCTCGCCCCTGGGCGGTCGGTGACGGGAACGGCGCGACGGCTGCGAACTGGGTCGGGACCTACGCCGGCACGAGCCTGGACTCTCGAGGCTGGCCGATCGTTCCGACGAACACCGTCTTCGGTGCGGTCTTCGAGCAAAGCCCGTGGGTGGGGGTCTACAAGCTCTCGTTCAAGAACAAGGGCGGCACGACTGGAGATACCGTCTCGTCCTATTCCGGGAACATCACGCTGACGAACCGGGCGCACGACGCCGGGACCAACGTCACGACCTACGATGTGACCGTTCCGTCCTACGCCTCGCAGTTCATCTGGCTGCGCTGGGCGGGCTCCACCGGGGGCATCGAGGACGTGTCCCTGATGCGCCCGCTCAAGGACGCGAGCGGGTGGCACGCGGTGGGGACGCCGCTCTCGGACCACATCATCGACCGGCTCGCGCACTTCTCGACCATCCGAACCATGATGACGACCTCGGGCTACTCCGGGCGCACCACGGGCCTCGACTCGGCGTGGGCCGACCGCGTGAAGCCGTGGGGGCCGCAGACCAGGACCGCGCTGGCTGGCGTGAACGGTGGCGTTGCCTGGGAAAACATCATCGCGATGGCGAACCAGGCGCAGAAGGACCTCTGGATCACGATCCCCTTCAACGCGACCGACAACTACATCCTGAACCTCGCGCAACTGATCCTGTACGGGAGCAATGGCACCACGCCCTACTCGTCGGTCCAGGGATCCCCGGTCTTCGCCCCCCTCGCGTCCAACCTCAAGGTCTACGTCGAGCACGGGAACGAGATCTGGAACAGCTACCCGCATTGGTCGGGGACGAACTACAACGCCAACCAGGCCGAGATCGCTGCCGGCGACCCGAACCGCACGACGTACTCGTCCGGGAGCGCCTGGGAGTACTCCTACCGGCGCGTTGGCTGGCTTGCCGTTCGGCAGTCGCTCATCTTCCGGGGCGTGTTCGGGGACGCTGCGATGATGACAAGGGTTCGCCCGGTCATGGCGACCCAGCACGCGAGCTACAGCACCACGACTCAGCCGATGGACTACATCGCCGCGGTCTGGGGGCCGTCGAGCTCCTACGACACGATCAACGGCGTCGCCAACCCGAAGCAGTCCACGTCCTACTACCTGTACGCGCTGGCGACCGCGCCCTACGTGCCGGATGGGAACGACGCGATCACCGACACGAGCAGCGCCGCCGGGATGCTGACCGGGACGCTCGCGAACCTGGCGCTGACGACGGCCGGGAAGGTGCTTCCGGCGATGACGTGGCAGGCGGGCAAGGCAACCGCGGCCGGGATCGCCTATCTCGCTTATGAGGGCGGGAACAACCTCATCCCGACGCTGATGCCCGGGGGAGCGACGGCAGGGGCCATCCAGAACGCGAAGGACGCGAACTACAGCTCGACGCTCGGCGCCGCGATGGGCGCGTCCATCACGGGCGGGCTCCCCGACGCGACCCAGTCCGGGAAGGTGTACGGGACGCTATTCAAGGAGTGGCGGGCCCGCGGTGGAGGTCTGTTCATGCACTACACGCTGGCCTATTCGGCAGGGGTAAACGGGACGTGGGGGCTCGGCCCTCCCGCCTCCGACAGCGGATCCGATCCTCGCGTCGAGACTGGACCGAAGTGGGACGCCATCAAGGCGTTCACGACGACACGGTGAAGCCATGATGACGCTGTTCAACGAAGGCGAACGAACGGGGACAACCGATGGCTGACGGACAGGACTGGAAGGAATCGCTCCCGGAAGACCTCCGGGGTGAGGTGGCGCTGAAGGACATCCCGGACGTCGCGACGCTCGCGAAGGTGTTCCGGGACACGAAGGCGTTCGTGGGCAACTCCATTCGCAAGCCGGGCGCGAACGCGACACCCGAGGAGAAGGCAGAGTTCCTATCCCGGGTCGCCGAGGTGATGCCCGAGATCGCGGAGATGCGGAAGCAAGTGGAGGCGGGGCAGGCCGAAAGGACGAGGACCGCCGAGGCGCTCGCTGCAGCCGACACCACGCTTCGTCGCGAGTGGGGCATCGACTACGCCGACAAGGTGAAGTCGGCGAAGGCCGCGGCGAAGGCGATGGGAGTACCGGAGGGCGTACTCGACTCCATGCCGCCGGCTCAACTCAAGGTCTGGGCAGCGACCGCTGCTCGCGTGACCGGGCCGGGGAACGAGGTCGGGGCGCAGGGCGCCAGCGGCGGCAACGCGAGGATGACGCCCGCCGAGGCGCAGCGTCGGCAGGCAGAGATCCGCTCCAAGATCTGGGACACGAAGGACCCCGGGCTCGTGAAGTCGATGTCGGCGGAACTCTTCGAGCTCCAGAAGTACGCGACCCCGGGTTGACCTTCGAGGTCCCGCCGATACTATCGAGGCATCAGGGTCACGGGATTACCGGGCGACCGGCCTCTTGACCTCGGTGCCTCGGTAGCGGGCGCATAGCTACAAGCACGGCGGGCCTGGCTCTAGCCAGACTACTCGCGGCGATTGGTGCAACCACCCATCGCCCCGAGAAGTCGGGGCAGGAGCAGAACATGGCCGTCCACGAGATCAGCGACCTCTACATCAAGACGTTCACCGACAACGTCATCATGCTGGCGCAGCAGAAGAAGAGCCGCCTGCGTGACACCGTCACCGTCAAGAGCGGCATCGGCGAGCAGCTCCGGTTCCAGACCGTCGCCGCCCGCGCTGCGATGACCAAGCGCACCGCGCAGGGCACGAACGCCGGCAAGCGCCCCGCGACCGCCTACGTCGACACGGTGTGGGGGAACCGGGTCGTCATCCCGTCGCCCTACACCGCCGCCGACTCCTACGAGTGGGAGGACGTCGCCCGCATGATCGGCGATCCGCAGTCCATCCTGACCACGTCGCTCGCGGCCCAGCTTGGCCGCACCTACGACGACGTCATCATCGCCGCGATGTTCGCCGCCTCGCTCGACGACCTCGGCAACTCCCACGCCCACCTCGCCGCGCAGCAACTCGGTGGCGCGACCACGGCTCCCTCCTTCGACCTCGTCAACGCCGCTCGCGAGGTTCTCGACGAGACCGACGTGGACCCGGACGAGGAGAAGTTCATGGTCGTCTCCCCGAACTTCATCTCGGCGCTTCTCGGCGACTCGAAGGCGACCTCGTTCGACTTCAACAACGGCAAGGCGCTCGCGTCCGGCCAGGTCGTGCAGGGCTGGATGGGCTTCACCTGGAAGGTGACGAACCGGCTGACCACGCCGGGTGGCACGCCCAAGCAGATCTACGGCGCCGCCTACACCAAGGACGCCATCGGCCTCGGCATCAACGTCGAGGGCAAGGTGGACATCGGCAAGGACCCGGGCCAGTCGTTCTCGACCACGGTCCAGATCGCTGCCGACTTCGGCGCCGTCCGCATCCAGGACGCTCGCATCCTGCGGCTCCACTACCTCGAGACGAACTAGTTCCATGAGCGGGCAGGAGGGAACGTAGCCCCTCCTGCTCGCTCCCTCGTCCGGGAGGACTCATGGCCGCAGAAATGGTCAACGAAGACTGCATCAAGTACGCCTCGGAGCGGATGCTCGCTGGCGACGACTGGGCCACCGTCTCGGGCCTAATCGAGATCGCCTACGACGCCGACCCAACGTGGTCGGAGACGTACCTCCAGCCCATCGTCCTCGAGCGGGTGGCGGCGATGAAGCGGGACATGTCGCTCGGCGCCACCGACGAGCTCACGGCTCTGCGGGCCGTCGTCATTCCGGTCTTCACGAGCATCACCCCGGCGACGGGAGACATCGCCGGAGGGGTGACCGCTGTCATCGTCGGCACGGGCTTCTGCCCCGGCGCGACCGTGACCATCGGTGGACACGCGCAGACGGTGCTCTCCGTCCGGCCCACCGAGATCGCGATTCGCACGGTGGCGCACGCGGCGGCGGCGGCGGCTGCGCTCGTCATCACGAACCCAAGCACGAAGGCGGTCACGGCGGCGGCGGCATTCGCCTTCGCCAAGGTGACGCCGGTCTTCACCAGCATCTTCCCGGTTTCCGGGCCGGCGGCTGGCGGGACCATCTGCAACATCACCGGGACGGACTTCACGCCCGGGATGACTGTCACCATCGGGGGGCACGCCTGCACGGTGCTCTCGCAGGGCGGGACCACGAACCTCTGCATCAGGACTCCGGCCCACGCTGCCGGTGCCCTGGACGTCGTCATCACGGCGAAGAACGCCGACGCCGACACCGACACCGAAGGCTTCACCTACGTCTGACCCCCGGCCCGGTGCCGGCTTGGATGGGCCAGGCCGGCGCCGGGTGCAGTCAGGAGAAGCGATGCGAGACGCGATCAACCGAGACGAGTACGCCGCCCTGGTGGCGGCGGTGAAGAGTGGCAAGACCTGGGATGAGACCCGCGGCGTGCTCCCGGGTGTCGACCCCATCGCGCTCGACAAGAACTTCAAGGCCATCGTCCTCAAGGCGGCGGGCGTCGAGGACGTCCAGCCTGCGACGGCGACCGAAGAGGTCGAGGAAGTGATGGAACCCGAGGCGAAGCACCCGAAGGCGAAGCACCCGGTCGTTCATCACAAGCCGAAGAGGTAGCCGATGGACGTCGTCCAGATCTGCAACCTCGCCATCAGCCAGGTCGGGGCGAAGCCCATCACGAGCCTCGACGATGCCTCGACCGAGGCGCGGATCTGCAAGGCGCTCTACGTCTCGACCCGGGACGCGATGCTCGCGGCGCACGAGTGGTCGTTCGCGAAGGCGCGCATCTCCATCAACGC